ACTGACACAACCAGTGCCACTAATATTACATCAGGAACACTTCCTGGTGATCGTGGTGTAACTGCCGGCTCAACTTCATCATCATTCGTCGAATACAATGGTACTACTGCTACATCTGGACAATTTGACGGCGGAACAACGAATCCTTCTGCAACAACTAGATTAAACTATGGTGGCTACTTATATGCAACTAGATTCTATGGTGATGGAAGTCAATTAACTGGCATCAGTGCGGGCGCCACGATCTCAGATGACACTTCAACCAACGCTACTAGATACCCTCTTTGGGAAGACGCAACATCTGGAACAGCAACTACCGTTGGCGTAAGTTCGACTAAATTAACTTTCAATCCCTCTACTGGAACTTTCAGCGCAACGGTATTGAATTCACTTTCAGATGAAAGACATAAAAAGAATATTACTAAAATAAATAATGCGACAGACTTAATTAAATTGCTCGATGGTGTAGAATTTGAATGGCTAGACAATGATAAAAAATCATCAGGTTTAATTGCTCAGTGGGTAGAAAAAATATTACCACATTTAGTTGATACTACAGAAACTAAAGACGGCAATGAAATGAAAACCTTGAATTATTCTGGATTAATCGGATATTTGGTTGAGTCTATCAAAGAACTTTCTGATAGAATAACCACCCTCGAAACAAATAAAAAAGAATAAAAAGGTAATCTTAGTATTTTTACTAAAACCGGAAAGAATAAAATATGACAATCAGGGTAGGATCCAATTTAGTTATCGACGGAAATAGAAACGTTATATTAGGACAATCATCTCTAATTCCAGGCACTCCAACTACAGGAACAGTTTTTTTTAATGAAAATAAAAGGATAGTTCAAGGATGGAATGGTTCTGCGTGGGTTGATTTAACTTCTAGTGGATCAGGTAACGCATGGACATGGGGATTCGGCTCTTCAGGACGATTAGGGAACAGTTCAGCGGCGAATCAATCAAGTCCGGTATCCGTATTGGGCGGATTCACTGATTGGATACAAATTTCACCTGGTTATTCTCATAATGTAGCCATTAGAGATAATGGCACAGCACTAGCATGGGGTTCGAATTTTGCTGGACAATTAGGCAACGGTTTTGCAGTAGATAGATCGAGTCCTGTTTCGGTGGTAGGTGGATTCACTGATTGGGCGCAAATCAGTGGAGGCAGTTTTCATAGTCCCGCTATTCGTGCAAATGGTACAGCTTGGTGTTGGGGGGAAGGTATTTTTGGAGAAATTGGAGACAATAATACTATCAATAGATCGAGTCCTGTTTCAGTGGTAGGTGGGTTTACTGATTGGATCGAGATTTCAGGTGGAAGTAGTTTTACTCTTGCCCGACGAACGAATGGAACTATATGGTCATGGGGCTATGGTCAATACGGAAGACTGGGTAATATTGCGATAACTAATAGAAGTAGTCCTGTATCTGTAGTAGGCGGGTTTACTGATTGGACACACATATCGGCCGGTGGCCAGGGCGCTGCTGCTATTCGTGCAAATGGTACGGCTTGGTGTTGGGGTAGAAATAATTGGGGACAGATTGGAGACAGCACTGTAATAAATAAAAGTAGCCCTGTTTCAGTAGTTGGAGGATTTACCGACTGGATACAAATTTCTGCTTCAGCTTTTCATACTACTGCTATTCGTGCAAATGGTACAGCTTGGTGTTGGGGACAAAATAGCTTAGGAAGACTTGGAGACAACACTGTAGTTCCAAGGTCTAGCCCTGTTTCAGTAGTTGGAGGATTTACCGACTGGATACAAATTGACGCAGGGCAAGCTCATACTATGGCTATTCGTTCAAATGGTACATCATGGGGCTGGGGTTATAATGGACAAGGCAACATAGGTGACGGAACAACAATTTATAGATCAAGCCCGTCATCGGTTGTAGGAGCGGTTACTAGTTGGGTGCAAATTTCAGCATATAATAATTCAGCAGCAATTAGAGGTTCTACTTAATTGGTTGAAAAAAGATGACAATTTCAGTTAATGGCACAACAGTTATAAATTTATTAACTAGGGAGTTCACCTTGGGCACAGCAACTCCTGGTTCTCCTGTCACAGGAATGATTCGGTTTAATTCCTCTTTGAGTCAATTTGAAGTTTATAATGGAACTGCATGGGTCTCTATAACATCAACAGCAAGTGCGGCCGCATTATGGACTTGGGGTGATAATTCAACTGGCGGCTTAGGAACTGGAACTGGTACTGGAACGACTAGTCCTGTTTCTGTTATTGGAGGTTTTACAGACTGGGTAACTATTTCTTCAGGATTACGACACACGACGGGAATTCGAGCTAATGGTACAGCATGGTCTTGGGGATGGAATCAATATGGTAATCTAGGAAATAACACTTCTACGACATTATCTATGTCAAGTCCTGTTTCTGTTATTGGAGGTTTTACAGATTGGATACAAGTTTCAAATGGACAGTATCACAGCGCAGCACTACGTGCCGATGGCTCAGCATGGTGTTGGGGCCGAGCCAATTTTGGAGCACTCGGAAACGGTGTTGCAGGAATCGTTCATAGATCAAGTCCAGTTTCTGTTTTAGGAGGCTTTACTTGGACAAACATTTCCGCTTCTGCATACCATACATTAGCAGTTAGGTCAAACGGTACAGCCTGGGCTTGGGGGCTAGATGGGGGATATAGTCGATTAGGAGAGGGTGTTGGTACAAATAGATCGAGTCCCGTCTCAGTTGCTGGAGGATTTACAAATTGGATACAAGTTTCGGCCGGTGTTAGACATAGCACTGGTGTTCGTGCAAATGGTACAGCCTGGGCTTGGGGAAACAATGCAAATGGAAGATTAGGAGATAACTCTGTTACTCAAAGGGCGAGTCCAGTATCTGTTGTTGGAGGGTGGACAGATTGGACACTTATTAGTGCAGGCTGGCAAAATACTGCTGGTCTTCGAGCAAATGGCACTGCATGGACTTGGGGTAGCAATCAGTACGGCCAACTCGGAATAAATTTGAGCGGAGCAGGAACTAGTAGATCAAGTCCAGTATCTATCGTCGGCGGTTTTGCAGACTGGACTCAAATTTCGTGTGGGGACACCCATATGGTGGGTTTACGTTCAAATGGTACAGCCTGGACTTGGGGATATAATGGATTTTCTACTGGCAGATTAGGTGATGGAACAACCGCACAAAGATCGAGTCCAGTATCTGTTGTTGGTGGAATTACAGATTGGGATTTTATTTCGGCAGGATATGCCACACATGCGATTCGTGCTGTTTAATTTTTGGAGAAAAATAAATGTATGCTGTAAAATATAAAAATATGGTTGTTTTGGGAATTATACCTTGGAATAACAAATACATTCAAGATGTTTTCAGAGTAAGATATCGTGTCAACATTGAAATTCCGTATGATGAACCGTTATCGGAGTCATTTCCATTTATTGTGAATGATGATATCATCATATACCCTGCCGAAGAAGATAGGCCTCCAATTACAAACGTATTAACTCAAATGTATTATGGACCAACTTGGGAATTTTTAGAAAATAAAGTAATTGCACATTACGAAGTTGTCTATTATAGTTTAGAAGATGCAAAAATAAAACATAGAGAAGTGGCAGCAGACTTAAGATACAAAAAAGAAATTTCTGGCTTTAATTTGGAGATTAACGGAGTTGAAAGATTCTTCAGCACCAATCGAGATGATAGAACTAAATATTCTGATAGATTATTAGTCATGAATGATGATGAAATTATCAATTGGAAATTTAATAACGGCGATTGGGTAAACTTAAATAAACAACAAATGTTATCTATTGTACAAGCGATACATAATCATGTACAATCTACATTTAACTATGAACTAGAATTAAATAATGCAATAAATTCTGCTCAATCTATAGATGATTTATTGGCCATAGAAGACATTTATAAAAAACCTAACGGGAACACAGAATGACTTTTAGTGTAGGCGGCACCACTGTCATAACATCAGACAGGATTGTTCAACTTACTACAGGAGCCACGGCATCAAGACCTACGGAGGGTAGTAGGGTTCCTGGACAATTATTTTTTGATACCACATTAAATAAGTTAATAGTCTGGGACGGTGCTGCTTGGAGAGAATCTATAAGTAGCACTGTTGCTACGCCATCGGCTTGGTCTTGGGGTCAAATAGTTTCCTCTTCAGGAACAATAGGAGACGGCACTGTAATTCCAAGGTCTAGTCCTGTTTCAATAGTCGGAGGTTTTACCGATTGGGTGCAAATTTCAGCTTCGGCAAATTTTTCTATCGGCCTTAGAGCAAACGGTACCGCATGGTCTTGGGGAACAAATAGTTATGGAGCACTCGGAATAAATTTGAGCGGGGCAGGAACTAGTAGATCCAGTCCAGTATCTGTTGTAGGAGGTTTTACAGATTGGGTTTTTGTTAGTAATAGTTTTCTAGGACACACTATAGGAATTAGAGCTAACGGTCAAGCCTGGGCGTGGGGATATAATGGCCGAGGACAGCTAGGAATCAATTATACAAATGATAGATCAAGCCCCACCTCCGTCGTAGGAGGATTTACCGATTGGAAACAAGTTGCTGGAGGAAGATTTCATTCGGTTGGTGTTCGTGCAAATGGTACAGCATGGACATGGGGATTTAACCAATTTGGTCAACTCGGTAATAATACGTTTTACAACACATCAAGCCCTGTCTCTGTCTTGGGGGGATTTAGTGATTGGACACAGGTTTCTGCCGGATGGTTTCATACATTAGGAGTTAGAAGCAACGGTTTAGCTTGGTCATGGGGTCGCAACAATTCAGGACAACTTGCCGATTATACTACAGTCTATAGATCAAGCCCAGTTTCTCTTATTGGTGGAATTACTGATTGGGTTCAAGTAGCGGCTGGAGGATATCACTCATTAGGATTACGTGCAAACGGTACGGCACGTTCCTGGGGTAATAATAGTGAAGGTAGGTTGGGTGATGGGACAATGACTAATCGTTCTAATACTGTCGCCGTTGCGGGAGGCTTTACTAATTGGGTTCAACTGACAGCAGGGTTTACGACTTCAATGGGCATAAGATCAAATGGCACAGCATGGGCTTGGGGGTCTAATCCTTACGGGCGTTTAGGTATTGGCGATACTAATTATCGAGTTAGTCCGACATCTATTGTTGGAGGCTTTACCGATTGGGTGCAAATTTCAGCAGGAAATAGTCACGCGGCAGGACTCAGGACACAACCAGGTCGCAATCGCACAGGATAAACTATTCAAAAATTGATTTACCAAATTTTATTTGCTATAATAATATTTTAATATTTAAGGTGATCTATGAAAATAAGTATAGGTGCAGGGGATACTCCTGAAAATGATTATATCACTATTGATATTGATCCAAAAACCAATCCAACCCACATTCTAAATTTAGAAACTGATATATTGCCTTTTACAGATTCTTCTGTAAAAGTTGTGAAGGCGCATCACATATTTGAACACTTGGGTGAAGGATTTTTTCACTGTATTAAAGAATTACACCGTATCTGTGAACATGGCGCAATAATCGATATCAGAGTTCCTCATCCAAGACACGAATCATTTTTGGCCGATCCAACTCATCGTAGACCAATAACACCGATGACTTTTAAATTATTCAGTAAAAAATTTAATGAATTGTGTAGAAAAAATAAAGAACCTGCTTCTAGGCTTGGTGAATATTACGAAGTTGATTTTGAAATTGTAGATTTTGAATATATTCCGGATACGCACGAATTAAATTTTTTACAATCTCAAGGAATATCTCCCTATCAAGACATACAAAAATATGCTGAACATCATAACAATCTCATCAGTGAAATTCATATAAAATTGGTTGTTTTGAAAAATGACTGATGAAAGTAAACCTTTACCCGTAAATCCAGAATTTATTAAATCGATGGTAATGGATTTAATAAGAGCAAACAGAAGAGATTTGGCCTGGAATATTATTGATCATTACTTTTCTACCGCATCAAATTTAATAGAGTATGATACAATAGGATATTTGTCATTAAAATCTGACAAACGCGACACATATCTTAAATGTGCAGAGTATGTATACAGTTTAGCGAAAGATTTCGATCAGTTATATGTTGCTAGATTAAATCTAATAAAAGCATATAATACAATGAATATGCCAGAAAAAGCACTTTTTTATTTGGAACAAAATTTGCAATATAATCCAGACGATTTTGAACTAAATTGTTTAAAGTCTTCCAATCTTTCGTTGATGGGTCAAAAAGATGTTGCCGAAAAAATATTATTAGACATGTTAGAGAAATATCCAGAAAATGCCACAAAACTAAAATCAGCATTTTCTGGAAAACTTCTTCGTGAAGGTAATTTGGCAGAGGGTATTCTGTCTTTTATAGGAAAATTTCATCCCGACAAATATTTTTTAGATACAAAAAGTAAAAATAAAAAATGGGATGGAATTATTCATCCTGGACAAACTCTATATGTTGACGCAGAGGGGGGTTATGGCGACGTAATCATTAATATAAGATTTTTTGAAAGACTAAAATCTTATGGTATGAATCCTATTTTAGTATCAAATGATAGTGAGTATTATCGAGACATCAATCAGGTCTTAATTAGAAATGGTTTTGATGTATTGACTGACAAAATTTTAATAGATGAAAAAAATTATTGGACGCCTCTTATGGGATTGCCAGGAGAAATGGGATTGACAGAAGCCCAACTTTGGAATGGACCATATATTTTACCATTGAGACAAGAAAAAAATAAATTGCCAGAAAATAAAAAATTCAAAATAGGTATTAAAAATTCTGGTAATCCATATTTCGCACAAGATGAATACAGAAAAATACCCATAGAACTTATGGTTGATGCGTTACCAGAAAATTGTGAATTATATTTCTTCGACAAAAAACCTTGTCAATACGAAAGTTCTAGATTAATAGATTTATCGGATCGAATAAAATCTTGGGAAGATACTCTCGATTTAATAGATCAGATGGATTGTATTGTTTCTTCTTGCACTAGCATTGTGCATGCCGCTGGTGCTATGGGGAAACGAACGTTTGTTATGGTTCCTATAGCTGAATATTATATTTGGACAACATCAAAACGTGATGGAACATCTCCTTGGTATGGAGATAATTTTTACGTTTCTAGACAAACAAAAGTTCGTTCATGGAAAGAACCCCTGGAAGAAGTTTCTAAATTAGTTGAAAAATTGATAGAAGAACATGATAAAAAATTATAATCTGCTTGGCCACGAATTCATATTTGAAATTCATGATGATAACGAATTAACATCAAATATCATAAGAAATTATGGCTGTAATATTGACATGGAGGCAATAAACGCATATAATTATCTTATGAGAAAAGGTGACTATTTTTTAGATATTGGTGCTAATATAGGATGGCAAACTGTTTTTGCAAGTTTGATTGTAGGAGAAAATGGAAAAGTATTTTCATTTGAACCAGATAATAAAAACTTTGAGGTTCTAAAAAATAATATAAAATTAAACAATTTAAATAATGTTACGGCAGTTAAACTAGCATTAGCGGAATCAGAATACGTTGGAGAATTATACAGTTCGAAACAAAACTTTGGAAATCATATGTTGAATCCTAAGTTTTGTAATCCAGAAATTCATAACAGCCATTGTCAAGTTAAAGTTTCAACTATAGATCGATTTTGTGAAATACATAATATTGACACGAAAAAAATAAGCTTAATAAAAATTGATGTTGAAGGTTCTGAATGTAGAGTATTAAACGGAGGGTCAAAATTTTTTGAAAACAACAGACCCAATATTATACTAGAATATTCACCATCTCAAATTGCACAGTGTGGATTTTCAGTATTTGATATTTTCTCTTTTATCGATAGAAATAAATATTCACCATTCATGATTGAGAAAATAGATATTAATAATCCAACATATAAATTGCAACCTTTAAATTTCTTTGATTTGTTAACCTTAACAAAAAATATAATGAACACAACAGAATACAGAGACATATTATTGCTTGCAAATGATTGAGTAATTTATGAAAACACTTATGCCATGTAACGACATGACCGTCGATAAGGCTTATATCATCACACTTAAAAATCATGAATTGAGTGAAATGCTGTCTCGAAGGTGTCAACTTAGTTGTGAAAGAGTTGAACAAAAGTATGAAATATGGGACGCCTTTGATGGCACTTCTGGTGAAATAGTCATACCCGAAAACTTAAGAAATCAAAATTGGATTAATTGGATTAAACAATACGACACTGAACTTAGCATTACTGAAGTTGCTGTATATTTAAGCCATGCTAGTTTATGGGCGCACTGTATAGAAGTAAATATGCCCATTGTTATTTTAGAACATGATTCAATAATGGTCATGCCATACACAAATCATCATGGATACAATCAAATTGTATATCTTGGTGGCAGAGAACAAGCATCAGGTTGGGCCGTCACTCCAATTCCTCCAATGGCTCAGAAAAACGCAAACTACAAATTCATTCTTAGGGCCCATGCATATGCAATTGATCCTTTGAGTGCTAAAAATTTATTGGCACACACTTTGAAATATGGAATCAACGAGTCTCTAGATATAACTATTAGAACGGATGTTTTTGGCGTAATACAAGGAGGATTTTACGCATATGATCTTCCACACGAAGAAACAACAATCACTAAAAGGAAAAAGGCATCAAATGGACAAGAACGTTAATATGAAAAAGTATCACTTTATTACAGGATTGCCTAGATCAGGATCAACACTTTTAAGTTCTATTCTGAAACAAAATCCTAGATTTCACGCATCAATTACCGATCCTCTTGCTGATATTACAAAGGGTGTTATAGAAACAATACAAACTGGGCCTGGAATTAAATATGAAGTTCCTATTTCACGAAGAGTTAATACTGTGAAAGGAATGTTTAGTGGGTATTATCAAGAAATAGACAAAGAAGTTATTTTCAACACGAATAGAGCCTGGACTCTTTTGACTCCTCAAGTCAATGCTATTTTTCCAGAATCTAGATTTATTGTTTGTGTCAGAGACATCGCTTGGATTATAGACTCATTTGAAAAAGCACACGTTGAAAATCCCATGACCGTCAACACAGTAAGCGGAAGTATTGGGGGGACGGTATATTCTAGAGCAGAAGCACTTATGGGAAATACGGGTATAATTGGGTTTCCATATATTGGAATTAAACAAGCTATCACAGGTAATGAAAAACATAAGCTTCTAATAGTCGAATATGATAGATTGTGTCAAACTCCAGACTTAATAATGAAAGCCATATATTCTTTTATTGATGAACCTTTTTTTGATCACGATTTTAATAATGTCGAAGGAAATTGGGATGAATATGATAAAGAAATTGGAGTTCCTTTACACAAGGTTAATCGAAGAGTTCAATATAAGCCTAGAAATTTTATCATTCCTCCTGATTTAATTAAAGTATATTCTAACATGGAAGTTTGGAGATGATTCCAAAAAAGATTCACTTGTCGTGGAATGACAAAAATATTCTAGACAGTGAATTTGATCTGATCAAACTTGGAGCACAAAGATTAAGAAGCTTAAATTCCAATTGGGAATTTTCTGTTCATACCGACGAGGAAATAATTGATTATCTCAGAGAAAATATGGGAGTGGATTTTCGTCTTGTAGAAAATTTTCATATTGTGCCAAAGACTGACATTTGGAGACTATATAAAATGTACTATGAAGGTGGAATATACGTTGATCTAGACAGATTGGCGAATGTGCATTTAGATACTGTTATATCAGACAATGTAAAACAAGTTTTACCTACTTGTAGACATTATGATTTTTCTCACGACATTATGATTAGTGAGCCTGGTAATATCTTGTTTGCTAACACCATAGACCTTTATCTTTTTAGAAGAAAACAAGGACATCACGGCGTTTATTTTTTGGGCCCCCAGACATATATGCATTCGGTAACATACACATTCACACAAAAAATAATAAACACCAATCCTGGAGAAGATGTATTTTTAGACCTTTTGGATAAATTAAAATCTTTTTCTGGTTTATTAATTTATGAAGAAAATCCACCATATAACACATTTATCTATAGAGGAAAAGAAATTATTGAAGATCATGAAACAATGAAGAGAAATTTTTACAAAGAAAATGGATTAAAACACTGGACAGGAGAATGGTAAATTGAGTAGAAGAATGGTGCAACTTGTGCATGCCGACAAATTTTTTCCAGATAATGACGCAGAAAATTTAAAAAGCGTTAGTGAAGGATTAACTTTTGTTGAAACCCAACACGGAATGGAAATACCAAATTTTAATTTAATTTTTCCTGATAGTGAACAAATTTTCTATAAAGTTTTGGGAGAACGAGTTACCGTTGACATAAAAAGATCGGGTGTCATACGAAAACCATCTCACAATTTAATTCATTTTGAAGAATTTGATTCTACAGAAGAATGGTGTTTTATGGTTGCGCTTGAACCAACAACTGTAAATTTTTGGTATCATGTTGATGAAACAAATCGAATGGGGGAGTTTGCAACTGTAAATGCACAAAATGCTCTAGAAAGAACAGATTTTAATTATAGAAATTTATTTGAATGGAAAATACATACCAATATTTTATTGAATACCAATCAATGTTTATTTTTCAGACCTTGGGTGTTTCATTCTTTAGAAGAAGGTATGATACAATATTATCGACTATTAGCAGACAACAAATTTAGAATTTTAGTTATGGGCTTGCCAGAATCATCAAAAAATTCAGTTGCAAAAAAACTTAACGCAATATTTGAAAGTTCTTCTATATTAAGTTCAATAGAAGAAAGAATTAAGCATAAAGACGTTGACTTCACGCCTGATGGTCAAATGCGACATTGTTATCGAATGTTAAATTTGGCAAGAAATTCTCAGACTGGAGTTACAATAATTAATATGGTGTGCCCCCTACCTAAAATGAGGCAAATATTAAATCCCGATATTATAGTTTGGGTTAGCGACAAAAAAGAATCTAAATATCAAGAACTGAATGAAATTTATGTTCCTCCAGTTTATTATGACATAGAATGCACTGATGATAGTGATGAAAGTATTCAAAAAATAGTTAAAAGAATCTTTTCTAAAAGGATAACGTGAAATGAAAAAAATCTTGATTATGGGTTTGCCAGGCGCGGGAAAGACATACTTTGCCGAAAGACTTAAAAAATATCTTGAAGAAAACGGCACAATTCAAAATCTATCTAGTATTAGACTTACTACGCTAGAAAGCGTACCTAGAAGTAACGTTGTAAGTGTTCAGTGGTTCAATGCTGATGAAGTGAGAAAAAAATACAATGATTGGGACTTCAGTAGAGAGGGTAGAATTCGACAAAGCATTCGCATGGCTGAGTTTGCATTAACTTGTTCGGCCGATTATGTAATCTGTGATTTCGTTGCACCATTACCAGAAATGCGCCACAATTTCAAAGCAGATTGGACAATCTGGATCGATTCGATTGATGCGGGTAGATACGAAGATACCAATAAAGCTTTTGTTGCTCCCGACATTTATGATTTCAGAGTTACTGAACAGAATGCTGAGAAATGGGTTCCTTACGTCGGTGAAAGGATTCTAAAGAATCAAAGGCGTCCATCGTTTGATTGGAAAAAAGAAACTGTACAAATGCTTGGACGCTGGCAGCCTTGGCATCCTGGACATCGTGCTTTGTTCGAACGTGCTTTATCTAAAACAGGGCAGGTGATTATTCAAATTCGAGACTGTCAAGGCTGGCAAGGAACAAACCCATTTGCCATAGAACAAGTCAAAAATTTCATTCGCAGAGACTTAGACCCTCTTTATCAAGGTCAATATGAAATTCAAGTTGTTCCAAATGTTGTAAATATTACTTACGGTAGAGATGTCGGATATAAGATTGAGCAAGAAGTCTTTGATGAGTCTATTCATAGCATTTCTGCCACAAAAATAAGAAAGCAGATGGGAGTATAGTTAGAATTTCCTCCAATTATAAATAGTATAAAAAATGGAGGAAATTCTCAATGAGTTCATCAAGACCCGCAAATAGGGAAGAATTTAAAGAAAATTGCTTAAGACATCTAGGCGCACCTCTACTTGAAATCAATGTGGCAGATGAACAAGTAGAGGATGCGATAGATGAAGCTTTAGCATATTATCAAGATTATCATTTCGATGGTACTCAAAAAGTATTTTTGGCCCATCAAGTTACGCAAACTGACGTAGACAATAGATATCTTTCCATTCCAGAAGACATTATCGGCGTCATCAATATCTTTGACATTGGTAACAGCTATTCAACAAACAATCTTTTCAATCTGCGATATCAAATCGCCCTGAACGATTTGTTCGCATTCAACTATGGGCCTTTTGCACCATACTATATGGCACTGCAAAATGTTGCCTTAGCCGAAGAGATGTTTGTGGGCAAGCAACCCCTAAGATTTAATCGACACACAGACAAGCTTTATATTGATATGTCGTGGGGAGAAAAGATTGTTGTCGGAGAATACATCATCGTCGAAGCGTATCAAATAGTGGACCCAGATACTTACAGTGATGTTTGGAATGATCGTTGGCTAAAGAGATATTGCACAGCATTAATTAAAAAACAGTGGGGAACAAATCTTAAAAAGTTCGAAGGTATCGCAATGCCTGGTGGTGTGACATTCAACGGGCAAAAAATATATGATGAAGCAGATGAAGAATTGACCAAGCTTGAAGAAGAAATGATATCTTCATATTCATTACCCGTATCTGACATGGTGGGCTAAATGGCCCGTAACGCATTCTTCAATCAATATACACAGATAAGACAAGAACAAAATCTTGTCGAAGATTTAATTATAGAAGCCATAAAGATATATGGTGTAGAGGCATATTATCTACCTAGAACTCATGTTAATTTAGATAAATTGTATGGCGAAGATGCATCAATGAAGTTTGATGATGCGATTCATTTAGAACTGTATATTAAAACATTTGATGGGTTCGTGGGCCAAGAAGATTTTCTTTCGAAGTTTGGTCTTCAAATCGACGAGTCGATTAATTTCGTAGTTGCACAAAAAAGATTTGATCAAGCACTTAAAACATCCATGTTGACAGAATATGGATATAATTTAAAACTTGAAGATGGCAACGAAATTCTAAACGAAGTAGCCTATGACTATGAATCAATCTTAAGACCAAGAGAAGGTGATTTGATTTGGCTACCAATGGCGGGATACATGTATGAAATAAAATTTACTGAAAACATAGAAAACTTCTTTCAACTTGGTAAACTCTATACTCATGAGATTCGATGCGAACGTTATCGCTACTCAAATGAGAAAATTGATACTGATGTTCAAGAAATTGATAACATCGAAGAAATCTTTAGTCAATCTTCCGAATTTATTACCAAAGCACTACTGGAAGACGGCGATCTATTACTGCTTCAAGATAGTACATATCTAATTGAAGAGGGTGTCCATATTGCAGAAAAAGACACTACGGCAGAGAATGAGTTCCTAATTGATGAACTTAATGAAAATGATGTTTTAGATTTTACAGAATACAATCCTTTTTCTGCGGTAAGGGAGTTTTAATATGATGTTCGGTCACGATTTTTACAATGGAACAATTAGACGATATGTTATTATGTTCGGTAACATATTCAATGAGATACAAGTCAAAAGATTTGACAATGCAGGAAACAAAATACAGACAATAAATGTTCCAATCGCCTACGGTCCAAAGCAAAGATTCATTACCAGAGTAAGTGCCGATCCAACACTGAATAGAGCAACATCGATTACTCTACCAAGACTTGGATTTTCTATGGACAGTATGAGTTACAATCCTATCAGAAAATTAAACTCTGGACATAGATTTGTAAAAGGTGTAAATACTGGTGGATTGGATTTTGCGAGGGCATATTCACCTGTGCCATACGACTTTAATTTCTCCTTAAATCTTTTCACTAAGAATGCTGAGGATGGTATACAAGTAATAGAACAAATTGTACCGTTCTTTACACCAGACTTCACGGTTACGATGAAAGTTTTGCCAGAACTCAATATAAATTTAGA